AGCCCGAGCACTACGGCGCTCTGTTTGCTGGCGTTGAGGCGCTGAAATGACCCACGCCACCCTGTCGCCCAGCAAGCGTATTCGCTGGTCGATCTGCCCTGGTTCGATTCGGGAGGAGGCGAAGTACCCTCAGTCCGAGTCCGGGCCTGCTGCCATCGACGGCACCCACTCGCACACGCTGCTTGAGCATTGCATCAAGAACCGTGTCGAGCCGCAGTCGATGGTGGGCGAGGTGCTGACCGACCACGAGGGTGAGTTCAAGGTCGAGGATGGCCGCGCCCTGCGCGTCACCATCGCCACTGACTACATCAAGCAGCGCACGGATCGCTCGATGGGATTAGCCCGTGTGATCAGTGAGTCGCGGGTCGATCCGCTCAACCTGACCGGGCGCACTGATCTGTCCGGTACGGTTGACGTGCAGATCCATGACCAGTTCGATGAGTTGGTCGAGTTGATTGACTATAAGGACGGGATGGCCGACGCATGGGAGTCTGCGCTGCTGCAGATGGAGCAGTACGCCGTCGGCGTGCTGGCGCAACTGGAGGGTGGGTTTCACTACAAGATTGTTCGCATGACCGTGATCCAGCCCAAGCTTGCGCTGGTGGGCGGCGAGGCGATCCGGTCGGTGGACTACCCCATTGAGAAGGTACTTGGCGAGGTGGTGCAGACGATCAAGGCGCAGGCTGCAGCCACCGACGCGCCTGATGCACCGCTCGTGCCCGGTGAGAAGCAGTGCAAGTGGTGCCCTGCGAAGGGAGCGTGTAATGCACTGGCGAACAAGGCACTCGGTGTGGTCAATGCGGGCCTTGATCTGTCAAGCGCTGCGGCGCAGCAAGATCCCGGTGCCATGTCTGACGATCGGATCGTTGCGATCATGGAAGCAGCGCCGCTGATGCGCCAGTTGCTTGAGGGTGTCGAGAAAGAGGCACAGCGCCGACTCGATGCAGGACAGCAGATCGCAGGGCTGAAGCTGGTCAAAGGTAAGGGTTCACGTTCGTGGAGCCTGCCCGAGGATCAGATCGCAGAGAAGCTAGTCAAGATGGGCGTACCCAAGGCATCGGTCTATAAGACGAGCCTCGTGTCGCCAGCACAGGCCGAGAAGTTGGTCTGGAAGAAACGTGATGGTAGCGAGGCCAGTCTGACCGAGCGCCAGATCGAGATGATGGGCAAGGAGTATGTGGCCTGGACGACCGGCAAGCCCGTGATCGCTCTGGCCTCCGACTCTCGGCCTGCCATCGAAACGAATGTTGCGCCGCTGTTTAGCGCAATTGAGCCGGATGTCCCGGCGTGGTTGAAGTAATCCTAACCTTTGGAGTAAACGTAATGTCTGATGTCATTTTTCTGTCCAACGTGCGCCTTTCGTTCCCCCACCTCGTCGAGCCGCAAAAGCGTGTCTCGCCCGAGACTGGCAAGGAGCGCCTGTCGTATTCCGCTGACTTCATCATGCCGGTCGATCACGCCGGGTTTAAGCAGTTCATGGCTAAGGTCAACGAGATGGGCCTTGCCAAGTGGAAGGAACACGCCGCTCAGGTTATGCAGATGATCCAAGCGGATCGCAAGCTGCGCTGCTTCGGTGACGGTAACCAGAAGGTCAATAGCAAGACTTTCCAGCCCTACGACGGGTATGCGGGTAACGTATTCGTTACGGCTGGCCGCGACACCCCGCCGCAGATCATCCAGGCTGATGGCACGCCCATCGACCCGAGCAACACCATGGCGTACCAAGCGCTGACCCGCAAGATGTACGGCGGTTGCCGTGTCAATGCGGCGGTCAAGCCGTGGCTGCAGGAGAACAAGCACGGGCGCGGTATCCGTGCGGATCTGGTTGCGATCCAGTTCGCCGGAGACGACAAGGCGTTCGGTGAGGGCGCTGTGGATGTGTCGAGCATGTTTGGCGCTGTGGCCGCTGCGCCTGCCGCGCCTGCCGCGCCTGCTGCTCCCTCGATGGGCCTGCCACCCTTCATGATGGCGCAGTAAGGCTGTGCGCGACTTCGTGTATGACCTCGAAACATTTCCAAACGCCTTCACCATGGCCGTGCAGCACGCGGACAGTGGACTGCGGTGGATGTTTGAGATCAGCGACTGGCGTAACGACTCGCGGCAGATCGTCGAGTTCGTGCGCCACCTCGCTGACACGAAGTCGCGCATGGTGGGCTTCAACAACATCGGGTTCGACTACCCGATCCTGCACACCCTGATGCAGATGGGCCGCAGTGACGCTGCGACCCTGTACAACAAGGCGCAGGCCATCATCGCCGCGCAGGACAGCGACAAGTGGGCGCACAGCGTCAAGCCCACGGATCGTTACGTCGAGCAGATTGACCTGTACAAAGTCCACCACTTCGACAACAAGGCCCGCAGCACGAGCCTGAAGGCGCTGGAGTTTAACCTTCGCATGAACAGCATCGAGGATCTGCCGTTTAAGGTGGGCACCACACTGACCGTCGATCAGGCGCAGATACTCAAGCGCTACAACCAGCACGATGTCACCGCCACGCGGATGTTCTACGGGCACACGAAGGACATGATCGCGTTCCGTGAAAAGTTGTGCCGCAAGTATCCCAACAAGGACTGGCTCAACTTCAACGATACGAAGATCGGCAAGGAGTATTTCGTCATGCGTCTGGAGGATGCGGACGTGCCGTGCTACGAGTTCGGCAACGACGGACGCACCCCTCGCCAGACGCCCAGGCCGCAGATCGCGCTGGCTGACGCCATCCTGCCGTGGATCGCGTTTCAACAGCCCGAGTTCAACCGGGTGCTGACATGGCTTAAGTCGCAGGTGATCACGGAAACCAAGGGCGTGTTCACGGATCTGACGGCGACCGTGAATGGGTTCACTTTCGTCTTTGGCCTTGGCGGTATCCACGGGTCGGTCGAGAACCGGGTGATCAGCGCCGACGAGGATCACGCCATCATCGACCTCGATGTGGCCTCGTACTACCCGAACCTTGCCATCACCAATTCGCTGTACCCGCAGCATCTGGGCGAGCGGTTCTGCGAAATTTACAAGACCCTGTTTGAGCAGCGCAAGCAGTACCCGAAGAAGTCTGCCGAGTCTGCGATGCTCAAGCTCGCACTAAACGGCGTGTACGGCGACAGTAACAATCAGTTCAGCCCGTTCTACGATCCGCTGTTCACCATGTCGATTACGCTCAACGGCCAGTTACTGCTGTGCCTGCTGGCCGAGCGCCTGATGGAGATTGAGGGTCTGGAGTTGATCCAGATCAATACCGACGGCGCTACGGTGCGCGTGCCGCGTGCCCAGGTGCAGCAGGTCGAGAGCGTGTGCGACTGGTGGATGGGTCTGACGGGGCTGGTGCTGGAGCAGGCGATCTACCGCTCAATGTTCATTCGTGATGTGAACAACTACATCGGTCATTACGAGAGCGGCGGCGTCAAGCGCAAGGGTGCCTACGAGTGGAATGCTCTATGGCACCAGAACGCCGGGGCGCTGGTGATCGCCAAGGTGGTCGAGAAGGTGCTGATCGAGGGCGCACCGATCCGCGAGACGGTTGAGAACTGGCCCGACAGGATGGACTTCATGCTGCGCGTCAAGGTGCCAAGGAGCAGCTACCTCCAGTGGGGCGAGCAGCAGGTGCAGAACACGACGAGGTACTACATCGCCAAGGGTGGCAAGCCGCTGCTCAAGTGGATGCCGCCTCTGAAGGGCAAGACCGACTGGCGCAAGATCGGCGTCGAGAGCGGCTGGAACGTGCAGGTCTGCAACAACATCGAGGACGCTGTGCTGCCGGTGGATTTTGAGTACTACATCCAAGAGATTGAGAAACTGACACTCGGACTATCGTGATGCTTGAAAAACAAATTGAAGATAAGGTTTGCGACTACGCCAAGCACCGGGGTCTGCTGGTCTACAAGTTCACCTCGCCAGCGCGTGCCGCTGTGCCTGATCGCCTGTTCGTGCTGCCCACCGGGCGCATGTTCTTCTGCGAGTTTAAGCGCGAGGGTCAGAAGCCCACGCCCCCGCAGGAGCGCGAGCATCACCGGCTGCGCCAGCACAAGGTGGCCGTGTTCGTGATCGACAACGTGGACGATGGGCGGGCCATGATTGATCAGATGGTGGCGATGTGCTGACCCCCGACAAGCTGCACGACTATCAAAAGCGTGCGGTGAACTTCCAGTGCAGCCACAACCACTCGATGCTCTGGTTGGACATGGGCTTGGGAAAGACCGTCATTACGCTCACCAGCATCGCGCACCTGATCTCATCGGGCTTCCTGCGCGGTGTCGTCATCGTTGCACCGATCCGGGTGATTCGGCTCGTCTGGCGTCAGGAGGCGCAGAAGTGGCAGCACACTAAGGGTCTGCGTTTCAGCGTTGTCGCTGGCACCAAGGATCAGCGCACCCGCGCCCTGCTGCGCCCTGCTGACATCTACTTGGTGAACTACGACGTTCTGGGCTGGCTCGGGGATACGCTGCACACCTACTTCATCACCAAGGGCAAGCCGCTGCCGTTCAACGGGGTGGTCTGGGACGAGGTGAGCAAGATGAAGAACAGCGCCACGGACAGGGTGAGATCGGTACGCAAGATCCTCGATCACTTCGACTGGACGACCGGGCTGACCGGCACCCCTGCCTCTAATGGGTACAAGGATCTGCACGGTCAGTTCCTCGTGGTCGATAAGGGTCAGCGTCTGGGCACCTCCAAGACCGCCTTTCGCACCCGGTTCTATCACAAGGTTGGGCCGTATAAGGAGGTGCCATTCGCTGACACCGAGGACACGATCAAGAAGCTTATCGGTGACATTACGCTGGAGATGAGCGCCGAGGACTACAACCCGTTGCCAGACCTCATCGTCAACAATGTCGAGGTGGATCTGACCGACGAGTTGCGGGCTAAGTACGAGCAGATGGAGCGCGAGTTCTTCTTGGCGCTTGACAGCGGCACCACGGTCGAGATGTTCAATCAGGCTGCGTTGACCAACAAGGCGCTCCAGTTCTCCAACGGCGCGATCTACCCGGTGGCCGGGATGCCGCTGTGGGAGGCGGTGCATGATTTGAAGCTCGATGCGCTAGAGGAGATCATCGACGAGGCGCAGGGTTCCCCGGTTCTGTGTTCCTATGCGTACCGATCCGATGCCGAGCGGATCATGACGCGCTTCAGGCACCTGAATCCTGTGAACCTGACCGAGTGCAAGAGCGAGGCGTCGCTTAACGATGCGATGGATCGGTGGAAGCGTGGTGACTGTGCGCTGATGATTGGTCACCCGGCTTCGATGGGGCACGGCATCGACGGGTTGCAAAAGACTGGCCGCACGCTGGTCTGGTTCGGACTAAACTGGAGCCTTGACCTGTACGAGCAGTTCAATGCGCGGGTCAGGCGTCAGGGTCAAGGTGCGCCCGTGATCTGTCACCGAATACTTGCCAGAGACACGCTTGACCAAGCGCAGGCACTGGCGCTCGATGAGAAGGCTACTACTCAGGCTGGACTACGCAGCGCCGTGAAACAGTATCGCCAGCAGAAGGGCGTCTGATTTACTTCGCCACGCCCTTGATCTTTTCAACCGAGCGCAGGCCACCGATGCCTAGCAGACCAGTCACCACGACCCAGAGTAGGTCAAGGTTGAGTTCGGGCGGTGTGGGCCAGCCCTTCGTTGCGCTGACCCATGTCAGCACGGGCTGACCGATGGTGGCGTACACGAACCCTGCTGCACCGCACCAACCGAAGGCTGGTCTCCAGCCACTGACCCAGACCGATGCGTGCTGCGCCTCGCGGGCGTTGATCTCAAGCTGCGCGATGATCTGCTTGAGTTCGCCGTCAGCGGCCATCCGCACCAGTTCTAGTTCAGCGGCTTGCTTGGCTGCGGGGTCAGGTACGAACCGATCCAGCAGGGTCTTGCCGATCTCGAAAATGGGGCCGAGCAGCAACGGGTTCATGCTTGCTCCATGAGGTCACAGATGCGCCGTGCCCAGCCGCGCCCGAACGTAGGCCAGGTGGTCAGGTTGGTCATGAAGCGCAGGCGGCTCGCAAGGACAGCGCGGCGCAGTTGCTCAGGGTCAGCCTGGTGCGCTTTGCCCATCGTCTGCGGTCCGATGACCCCATCGACGTAGACGCCTAGCGCCTGCTGCAGCCAGCAGATCGACTGCTTCGGCCCGCTGTTCACTGCCGCGTCGAACACGACATAGCGCACCTCGGCGGGCAACTCGTCAGCCCTGACGGCGTTCCAGTAGTCCTCGCGGTAGATCCGCTTCGCTAGATCTACCGGCAGGTCACGCATGTCGCCCCTGTAGCCTACCCGACGAGCGACACGCTCAGTGATGCCCCAGCGGGTGGCGCCACCAGGATCATCCGGGTGATCGACGAATCCGCCCTCGTGCGCGAGGACTTTCTCGACTGCTTGGTCGAAGTTCATCGAATGTTTATGACTACGCTGATCAGCAGCATGATGATCGCGCCAGTCGCCGCGAGCAGGATCTGCTCAAGGCGCTTCAGGCGAGCGTTGATGCCCGTATAGCGTTCGGCGCAGACAGCTTCGTGGGTAGACAATCTGTTTTCAACGTCGGACATGATTATTGAGCGAGAGCGTTTTCGGATTGATATGGATTCAGCGTGTTTTCCGGTCGATTCATAAAGCCCGCGCCCGTTACTGAGAGTCCGCGAAGTGTCTCTTTAGCGACGGTGGGTGCCACCCGTTGGCGCAAGGCAATGCTAGATCTAGTCTGTGTAGCCGACTCAATGGCTCTCGCCGCAAGTGCCGGGTCGGTCAACTCTCGTGCGATTTCCATCGCTACCTTGTCGTCCATACGCATCGCCAATCGTTTGAATACGTTGTTGAACACGGTAATCGTGGCGCTCAAGAACGACGGCAGAGGAAGGCCAAATTCTTTGCCGGTTTTCGTACCCAGACCTTTAACTTCCACGCCAGACTGAGCGCCCATCTTAACAAGCCGGTCATATTCGCCCGACCGCAACAAGTCCGCTTGGACTGCCCGAACGTCCGCTAACTGACGAGGTGTGAGATTGGCAGTCAGCGCCTCGATTCGCTTCTGCACCGCGTCGGCGGTAGCGCCAGGCGGCAGCGGTTCCGCAAGTTTAATGTTTGCAGACTTTGCCAAATCTTGAATCCGCTGCAGTCTTTGCGCGTTGGTGCCGATCATGTTCAACCGTTGAGTAACGTCAATCCCGGCGTCACCGAGAACCCGCAACGGATCTTGATACTTCGTCATGAACGCAGCGTGCGCTTCTGGCGTGACGTTCTTGACCTCGCGCAAATACAAGTTTTCGATGCCAGTTTTGGCAAGATCTTGGGCGCGGGGGTTACTTCCGAACAGATCAACAAAATTGTTTGCTTCGCTGACGCCGTTTGGCTGGAAGTATTTTGAGACTACATCTTCAGGCTTAATTTTCGCTTCGTTCAAGCCAGTGCTGCGGAAAATCTGATCGTTAACGCCCGTCTTGAATCGCGGGACGTACTCGCTACGATAGATGTCAATTGCACCTGAATACGCCTGTTTGGCTTCGTCACTAAGCGACGACTTAGACACAACATCATCAATGACGCGATGAATCTGCTGGAGATTGCGTAACCGCGTCGCTGCTGCAGGGTCAGAAGATACCTTGCCTGCCGCAATATCCGCGTTGACAGCTTTACGAATGTCGTCTAATTGTTGCAGCGTGACGTTTGGCGCGGCCGGTGCAGCCGGCTTGACCATAACCCTGCCGCTAACAATACCGCTTCCGAGCGCCTTCGTGGGTGCGGTCTGCTCTTGCAGCGCTGCCAGTTTTCGGACTGTTTCCGGCGCAGTGCTGGCGTCGAATTGAGACAGTTTGCGTCCAAGGATTTCTTCCGCCTTGGACACAACGTCGCTCATGTCAATCTTCGTGTTGCCCGCTAGGTCAAACGCTTCTTTGTACGCAGGTTCGATGATGTTTTTCTTCATCGTTTCCCGCTCAGATCTGGCCGCAGACGTAATGGCAGCGCCAACTTCCTCGGGAGGCACAGGCTTGATCGCAGAAGCAATCTTTTGCTCAACTTTGGACGCAGCAGTATCAAATCGTTGTTGCGCCCGCGCCGCTTGTTGGCTTTGCGCTTGCGTAGTTTGAGCCTGCATCTGAGCGTAAACGTTGCTCAAGGCCGAAACCTCAGACGCTCGTTTTTGAAGCACTGAAAAACCTACGCTGCCAGCGGGCGCGGCGATTTCGCCTGCTGATGGCGCTGCACCAGGGGCCATTGTTGGCTGGCGAAGAAGGTTAAGAACTTCTTCTTCTTTTCCCTGTAATGCTTTTCCGTAAGCTTCAGCTTTGATGCTCGCCGGGGACAGCCGATTGACGTAACGCCCTGCCGCTTGGGCGATCGGCGTAACCACTTTCATACCAATCGTTTCCAAGGCCGCACCGAGCGCGACATCTTGCGTGCCAGATGCAAGCGCTTGTGTCACCGATTCAAACGATGGGCGATAGCCAAGATACCGCTCAAGTTGATCAAGCGCACCTTTGGAAATGCCATAGCCAAGACCTGCCCCAGCAACTGTGCCGACCGGACCAAGCGCCGTGCCCGCTGCGCCCCCCGCGATGCTCCCGAGTGTTTCAACTGTTGGTCGGACAAACTGAAGTTTTTCTTCAGTTGATATGCGTTGCGGCGTAGGCCGAAGCCCCGAACGTGAAGGAAGCTGACGCTTTGCTGGAACTTCGTCCCACTTAACCGCAGAAGTGTCGATTTCAGGCGCGGTGTCCCACTGAACTTTAGAGACATCAATCTGCATATTCAGTTTTCCCGTCGCTGTATTCAACCACACGGCGTCCGTTCAGTGTGCCTGTTCGGACTACTGTGCGCGAAGATGCTGCCGGTGCGGAATCTTTCTTTGGTTTAGGTTTGCGAGAACTTTGCGGCGTAGGAAGGTCTTTGAACTGCGGGAACCGTTCAAAATCTTCGCCATAAGTCCGCTCATATGCGTCGCGGATACGCTGCATCGCACCAGCAGCCTGCTGTTCAATAAGATCAATCTGCTCAAGCAGCGGGCCTTGCCCTTTGGATGGGTCAACTGCGGCGATTTGATCCGACAAAATTTTCCACTCTTGATTGGCGATTGAGCCAATTGCACCTGATGAAGCCGCTTGGGCTTTACCGAGGGCGGTAACTTTACCTCTGAGGTTTTGCAGCCGAACATCTGCAGTAGCCGCCGCCCCACCGGGGATTGATGGGATAAATGATTGAACGCCAGTAATGCCAGGAAGTCCTGGTGATCCTTTTACTGCGGCTACTGAGTCCAAAACATCTTGCGTAGTTTGAAGCGCCGACGCTACCGATTTGAACTCTCGACCAATCTTGTCGCGTCGTGCGGCTTCCTGCGCTGGAGTTAAGGGTTTCACCGCAGGCGCGGTGGGTTCACGAGACGATGCAGGCTCCCGCGTCGCTGCGATTGCTGCAGCGGGCGGCTGAATCCATTGTTGCGTGTTACGGTCAAACACCAACTTACCAACAGGAACGTACCGTTTTGAAAGATCTTCCGGGCCGGCTTCCTTTGGGGGTGGCAACGATCCGAGCAGCGCCTTGCCCTGCTCACGGATACGCGGGTTAGGACTCATGATCATGCGTTGCACCATCTCGCGGTTAATGCCGGGCTGGGCCAATGCATTTACGGGTGCGGGGGCTGCACCTTCCGCCGACGGGGCCATCGCGTTAGCAGGCGCAGGAGCGCCGCCCAAACCAAGACGTTGAATTTCTCTCTGGTACGAATCTTCTTCGTCCAGTGCCTGCAGCCCCTTCGTCGCGTATTGAATCAACGAATCTTCGCCCGACTGCATACCAAACTGCAGCACTTTCCCCAGTGTCGGACGGTCCAACTTGTAGCCGCCCTGCGCGAGTTGTTCGTTTAGTCCGGTCAGAAACTGCTGGCGCTCCGCAGCGCGGTCTTGCTTGGCGCGGATGTCCTGCGCCTGAGCCATGCGCTGTTCACGCTGCGCGAGGATGTTCTCGCGCTGTGCGTCCATCTGCATCATCTGCATTTCGCGCAGACGGTTGCGCTCAGACGCTGCTTCGGCAGCTTCTTGGCCTTGGATAAACCGCTCGCCAATCGACGGCCCTTGCGAAAGGATGCCAAAGTTCACAGCCATGATGTAGCCTTAAGGAAGATTTTCGTCCATGACTGGCATGTACGACGGGCTGGCTTGGTAAATTGGCGCAGCGCCGCCGCCATACCCACCATAGCCACCATAGTACCGACCGGCCAGCGACGCAATATCGCCAGCACCGCGCTGATACGCGCTACCTCGAGCCAGCATAGCGTTGGCAGCGGTCTGACCTTGGCCGATCATTGCATTACCAACATTCGTGGCGTAGTTTGCGCCCGCTTGTCCGAGTTGTTGGGAAGTAGTCTGCCCCACGCCTGCAAGCGACTGCAGCGGGTTCAGCGCGGCGGCGCGTGCTTGGTAATAGCGATTAAAAGCATTGGTGTACTCTTGTGAGCCAAGTTCCTGCCCGTATCGCTGGAGTCCTTTCATCGTTGCGCCACTGACTAGACCACCACGAGCGGCAGCGCTGCGCTCCAGCGCCTTCATCCCTTCGGATAGGCGAAAAGCATAGCCGGGGTCGGCTTGGAACTGGTCCATGCCGAACTCTTTAGCGTATCGACCAAAATTGGGGTCGTTGGGGTCTACACTGAGACCAGTCCTAGGTCGTGCGGCGTTAAGAACAGACCCTATATCTATGCCGCCAAAAAGACCGCCGCCCCCCATTGCCCCCGCTCTACCTGCCTGCGCGTTTGGATCAATACCAAGCAACGTCAACAGTCGATTCTGCGCGGCGATGCCGGACTGACGCCACGGCTCCTGCAGTTCAACTTGGCGCTCAAACTGTTCGCGCTGCAGTTCAGTCGCTCGATCAGTAGCAGCGGCGGACGTTGCAGCAGCATCCTTCGCGGCGCGTGATGAACGACTAGCGCTATAGGCCGCGATGGCGGCAGGGATAAGGAACTGGAACATTTTACGTTACCTCGCGTCCACTGGCGCGGATGTTGATCGCTGACGCCGTGCCTGCAATTGTACTGATGAATCCGCTTGGTGACAGCACCTGTCCGACAAGTTCCGGGAAGGTGTACGTCTCGCTGGCCTGCAGCGTCTTGGTCTTGACGATCAAGTTGTCGTTGCCTGCCGAGCCAGATGGGTTCACCAGGTTCACGCTGATCGTCGCCGCCGAAGCGCTGTAGTTCGTCGCGGTGAACTTGTCGATGATCGTCGTGACCCCCGCAGCCGTGTATTGCGTAGTCTGGGAGTTCTCAGCCGTCTTGGCCGGGATTAGAACTTTTACTGAGACAGCCATTGGTCAGTCCTTAAATTTATCGAGCGTGGTGGAGTCACGATTTAAGCGCTTGTACTTCCGCTTCCAACGACTCAATCCGCGTCATCGCTTCTTGAAGCGCCTTGAGCATCTTGAGATTGACCACCGAATACTTCACCGACTTGGTTGTCGTGCCCGCGTCCTGCCACTTAATAGTCTTAACGGGATTGCCTTCTTCGTCCACAGAGTCAACTTCGACAGTCACCATGTCTGCGGTTTCCTCCACAAGACCCGGCGATACTTCTTCAACTTCTTGGGCGATCAGGCCGATTTGTAGCGTCCCGTTGGGGTCGTCCTTGAGCGTGTACTTCTTAACAGCCAGCGCCTTAATGTCGGCCCATTGCGAGGCGGCGTCCACGATGCCCTGTTTCAGCTTGGCATCGGAAATTGCGCCGTAACTGTTGTTGGTGTTCGTGACGTTTCCGTTCGCCGCCACCCGGAAAACCTCCGCTGCCGTGTCGGTGCGGTTGGCAAGGTAGTGGAAGCCGTTGGTGATGTCAGGTTTGGTGGTACGGACGCAGTTGGCCGATGCGCTGGTGCTCAGATTCGACACCAAAAGGGTATTGACGCCCGCGTCGGCAACGAAACTGTGCAGCGTGTCGCCAGCACCAGCCGCGAAGTTGGGCACGGCGTAAGAGCCGGTGGATGTGAACTTGCTGTAGCCCGTACCAATATGCCGCGCAGCCTCTTGCAGCGTGCCCGCGTTCTGAATTTGGACGCGGTATGCTGTGCTAGCTCCGCCCGCGCCTACCGCATTGACTTCTTGAACAGTTATCGAGGATGCCGAGTGCTGCGTGTAGTAGTTCGCGTTGCTGCTGTTACGAATCTCCAGCGTGTCGGCATCAGTACGCAAGGCTGCGCCAAAACGGCCAGAGTAGCTTTGCAGAACCGTTGCGCCAGCCGTCAGCACGCCTTGCGGCCATAGCCCCCGCCGCTGATCGGCGGTGCCGGTGTAGACATTGGTGGTGCTGACAAATGATGGTCGCTCGGCGTTCACAACGCCCGACTTCGCAGCGGCGTCAACTTGAACGCCGTGAAGCCCGCGCTGGTACAAACCGCCGTAAATGTTTACCGCAGCGGCACCCGAGCCAACGTACACCAGCGGGTTGGTGTAAGGAGGCGCCGAATTTGGGCCAGCCACATTACCGCCAACAATGTTGCAGACGCTGATCGTGTCCGTGCGGCTGCTAGTGCCATCGACGTACAGACGAATGGCCGGCCCCGCAGGAGTAGTGCCGTCCGTCACGTTTTCAAAGTACGGTTCAATAAACGTGACGGAACATCCCTTATGAATGTTGACGCCGCCGACCTTGGTGGACTCAATGACGCAATGGTCGAATACCGTATCCATCAGGTATTCACTTGAGGTGGTCATCACCACACCCCAATTTGACTCGCGGAAAATGCAGTCAACGAACCGCTGGGTTGTCGTTACGCTGTCCTCGTCCGTTAGCAGGACAGCTTGCGTCCCGCATCGCTGAAAGGAACACGAATCATAGGTATTGAACATCCCAAAAGTGATCTTCAAGCCTGTCGTGAAATACTCAGCGCCGACGTTCTTGAACCGGGAATTGGCGACCTTTCTCAGGTTAATTCCGATAGCGCCGTTGTTGCCATCAACACTCTCGAAAAACAAGTTCTCAATTGAGATGCCCCAGACGTAGCCGCTTTCAAGATCGCCCTGGTCAACCGCCACGCCACTGACGCCGCCCGCAAAACTGATCTTGGTGACGTTTTGGTTAAGGCTGCGAGGATCTGGCATTGCCAGTTGCTCACCGCACAGTTTGGAGCCTCGCCCAATAGTCAGCGTCGAAGTGCAGTAGTAGGTTCCATAGGGGAAGTAAAGCACCGCGCCGTTCTTGGTAGCGTCAATACCAGCTTGAATCGCCAATGTATCGTCGGTCGTACCATCACCCACAGCGCCGAAGTCCTTCACCGACACCGTGTCGCGCAGTTTGCTCTGCACCGTGCGGTACGCAGCGCCTGTGCCGTCAGCGATAAACCCGACGAGCGACGAGCCGGACGCGGACAGCAACTCCTGCATCGACTGCGCCCCTTCGCTGTAGATGTCGTCCACCGTCCAGATGTCCACATCGGTCGCAGAGGTCAGGCGCAGCTTGTACGGGCCAGTGCCGAGCCACACGTTGGCCTCGCCTCGGGAGTCGAGGATCACCGGGTTGGTGTTGGCCGAAGTGCCAGCCTGGTCGGTGTACGTCACCAGCGGCGTGGTCGTGCCCGCCGCGTAGCTGTACAGCTTCCCGCCCACCAGCGGTTCACCGTTGGCGGTAAAGAATTGGATTTTGGGAACGGGAGTAAGAGCGGCCATGATCAGTCCTGATATGCGCTGATGTTGTCAGTCACGGTCAGAATAATAGACGGAATCGCCGGAACCGGGGCGGCTGCGGCTTGAGACAGAATTTGCACTGCGGTGTTATCGACAGACCACATCAACTCAAAATAATCGCCAGCGTTAAGTTGTTCAACGTAGTTCCACGACGTTACCAATTCGTCGTCTGTACCTTTCAGCCGCACTTGACCGGCTGAGTTAGCGACATCGACACCGTTGATGCGTAGCCAGATGAAAATCAAATGGTTGCCGCCGCTGGTGTTGTCCAACTGTGCGCTGAACTGCATGTTGTACACGCCGTTTTGCGCCACATAGATCCGCGACGCAGGCGAGCCGATATAGACGCCGTTCGACAGGTTTGTCGAGTTGAACGTCAAGGCGTAGGCGGTGTTGATGGCCGCTGCCGTTTGCGTGGTGGTGTCGTAGAACGTCCCGTAGGGGCGGTTGTGTAGATGCGGCGTAATGGATGGGGCCAGAGCCAGCGCCTGCACTTGCTTTTCCAGTTCATCCAACTGCGATTGCGTCAGGCTCAGAAGTTGAGCCTGCTGCGCGGCAGCGGAGATGTCGGCGGCAGCGTCTGTGGTGGTCGGGCCTAACTGAAGATCCTCGATGGAGAAATCAGTCGTGCCGACCTTGGTGAACAACTCGTAGAAGAACCGATACCATTCACGCGACATCAACCCGGTGCGCGAGTCGATCAGCGACACCCGCTGCGGGATGATCTCAAGGATGTTAGGCACGGGTCGGACTCAGGATAAGTTCTGCGCCCATGATGGCGATCTTCACCGGGTCCGTACCGCTGACTTCGTACACCCGGTCGCGCAGCTTGAGCGTCATGCCCAGACGCCGCCAAAACACACGTTGGCTGTACTCGCCCACCTTGCCCAACGGTGCCCAGTGTTCGTTGCTCCAAGTGTGACCGCCATCGTCACTCCAGCGCAGCATCACACGAGGGTCAACACCGGCGTCGGTGGAGCTTTCCAGATCCAACGGCTCACCAGACTCGGTGGTCAGGATGTCGCCGTTCTCAGCGAGCAGCACACCAAAGACGCCTGCCGCACCAACGCCCGTCTCGCAGTCGAGTTGCAGCGTGTGGTGCGCGGTGCGCTTGAGGTTGTTCTGGCCGGTGGGCAGCGCCCGCCACGAGCGCAGCCACTTCTGGATCTGACCGTTGTCCGAGTACACCGTCGGGTCGAAGGTGTACAGGTTGCTGTTCTCGTAGTCGCCAACGAAGATTTCGTTGTTGAAGTTCATCTGGCAGTTGCTGCGGTGCCTGGTGAACTGCCCATCGGTGAACCCGGCACGCTCATGCCACGCGCCCGTGGAGACATCGTAGACCCATGTCTTGTCGGCGGTGGGGAACGTCAGGACGTAGAAACTGTGGCCGTCCTGCTGGTAGGTGTACGCAATCGCGTCGGTAATGTTGCCGTAAGACTGGATCTGCCACTCAACAGCGTGCGTGCTGACGCGCTTGCCGTTGTAGCCCTCGGCGCGGTAGACGATGCCGTTACCACGGGAGTCGGCCCCAAGCCAGAAGATGCCGTTGTCGAGCTTGGCGACGCTGTGCGTGGCAAGGCATCCAATCTCGTTGAATGCGCCCTGCACCCGCTGCAGCGGAAAGTCCGACAAGCCAGCGTTGACCCATACCTCCACCGAGTTAGACCCAAAGAGCCATACCTCGCGGTGGTCAACGATCATGCTGGTCAGGTTGTCAGGCGAACCCTCGACACTGGCGAAGTCCAGCGGGTCGATGGAAAGACCGTCGAGCAACTGCGTGACCCAGACCTTCTGGCTGTCCGGTTCGATGAACACGAAGTAGGAGTCGAGAAAACCGACTACATCCGCGCCGGGGAAGTCCGGGTCGGTGATCTGGGCGAAGGCGTTGGTGACGGCGTTGTAGATGTAGCTCGGCCCGTGGCAGGCGATGAACAACTGGGTGCCGTTGTCAGCCATGCTGACCGCGCCCGTGCCGCTGACAGTGCCCAGAAACGTGATGTTGTAGGACGAGTCAAGCTTGTACAGTTCCGTGCCGCTGACGACGTAGGCGTAGCCCTTGAACGTCCACAGCCCCCGGATCGGCCCGGTGCCCACCTCGCGGACGAACTGCAGGCCGGGGCAGCGCTGCAGGAACGCAGGCTCTTTACCTGCTTCCGGGACAATTTCCGGGAACAGGTTAATTAGTCTGTTGTCCGCAGCATTGACGCTACGGGCAACATACGCAGAGCCTAAAATGGGCGTTTTCACTTCTCGTCCAGAGGTTTGCTGGTCACCCAGCGCAGGAGCCAGAATGCCACGCCGATGCCCGACAGCGCCAAGCCGGAATAGTCAGCAGGCACGACACTTGCCAGCAGGCCGGGTGCTAGTTGCTCAAGCACTCCAATGACCGCGACGACGATGGCCGAGTTGCTGGTCTTGGAGTACAGGGAGCCTTTGAGTTTGTTGAGCATGATGGTCATTTACTGATTAGACCCGAGTGCTTGAAAATACATTTCTCGGCTTGCGCCGGTTTTGTTTTCCAGTTTCCATGTAGAAGAACCGGCGTCCCAATATACATTTAGGCGTGCCGCCGTTCCTTGTGCGGTGCTCCATGTGCCATCGGTGTAAATCAACGTTGTCGTTTTAGCCACAACGTTAAAACCAACCAAAGCAAATTTTCCGCGACTGTCTGAAAACGCTCCGATAACTGTAGCGGTCGCATCGAGAGGCAGCGTTACCACGGTTGGGTCAGCAGCAGCCACATCAAGACGCCCTTGGTTTACTGGCGCCCCCACAATAGAATCACGACGCTCCAACCCTTGCGCTGCGGTGTAAATGGCGGACTTGAACACCGCAGCCGTGTTGTCCGACTTAACCGCATTGATCGCAGCAAAAGATGAGCCGATGCTGGCCGTCGCGCCTGTTTGCCAAAAACAGTTAATGATCTGCAGAAACTCATTGCCAAGAACACTGCTGATG